AGAGTGGGACAACAACCGAGACCGTGATGAGGGTGAGCAGATCATTCTTCATCTTGTCCCAATGACCGGTGGAGAGCTTCGAGCAGCTCAGCGTGAGCTAGTGCTGAAGAATAAGAAGCTCAATGATGATGAGGTCTACAGCTTCGCAGAGCAAGCCGTTGAGCGCATCATCAAGACTCGAGTGATTAAGGTTGAGAATTGTTTTGACATCAAAGGGCATCCCATTGTTGACGGTGCTGGTCTTTGGGATCAAGCAGAGTCTGATCTAACCGATGAGGCTTACCAAGCGATGACTAAGATCTCAACGTTGAGGTCTGGGCTAAAAAAAGACTAAGGCTTGGCGCTCGCTTCTTAGCGAGCGGGCACCAAGCCCTAGAGTGGGGATGCTCACAATGCAGGGGCGAGGACTATGCCGAGGGTGACCAGTTCAGAGCAGCAAGAGGCTGTGAGAAACCAAACGAGTCGCTTGGTTTCGAGTTCGCTCCTAGCCTTCGGCGTTGTCCTTGGTCTCAGCTTGATGCTGAGGTCAACCTCTTGCTCGGTTGGTACCGCGAGTGGAAAGCCTACGGTGTCCTACCCTACGGTGAGGCAAATCTGCTTGATGAGCCCGCGTTTGTGCTTGAAGCCATCGACACCATCAACACCGAGATTGATGGCATGAAGGCAGAGCGTCAAAGACGAGCTCAAGCCGAGCATGATGCAGCGATGAAGAGAGCGAGGCGATAAAATGGCTCAGTATGATGTACCGGTCACCATCACCGCCAAAGACGAGGCGAGTGATAAAATTGAGAACATCGGTAAAGAGTCCAAAAAGACTCGCAAGGCGATTGATGACTTTGCGAACAAGGCCAAGAAGAAATTTAAAGAGCTCGCAGGTTCTGCCGGTCAAACTCAAGTCAGCTTCATGGAGTTTCAATCGCGCGTTGAGATGGTCAAAGCTGCTATTGGTTTTGTAACTGGCAGCATTGCAGCATTCACCGAAGCAGCAAAAGAGATGCGCGGTGAGAATGATCAACTGGTCAAGAGCGTTGATGATGTCGGGATGGCTCTTAAGGGTGCCCAGGGCGCTCTTGGTGACATTGGATTGGCTCTGGTTCAAGTCTTTGAAGAGGACGCCAAAGAGGCAAGCGCTGAGTTTCAAAAGACCATCAGAGACAACCGCGAGACCATCGTGCAGTTCTTGGCGTTCTTTGTTCAAGCTGGAAAGCGCATGTTTGCTTTAACCAAGGCACTGGTCATCGGTCCTTTCAATTTGCTCGTTGATGGTTTTAGAACAACTGTACAAGCCATTATCGCGGGCACCGTCAATGCGATACAATGGGCGCTCTCGAAGGTCGGTGTTGAATTTGAGACTCTCGACATACTTGCAGACTCCACAGCTGATACGCTCGATCATTTTCTAAAAGAGGGTGACAAATCACTTGATATGATCGGCAGTGGATTCATGGACGTGCTTGATTCTGTTACTGAGACCGGGGAAGTCATGGATCGCGTCACGGCGAACATGCAAAAAGACCCCTATAAAGCACGTTTGAAGACGGCTGAAAAACTGACACAGGATGCAGAGAAACGTGCAGAGGCAGCAGAGAAAGAAAAAAATGCCAAAAAGGGTATTGTTGATCAAGAGGTAGAGCTTCTCAAAATTGAAAAGCTCAAAGACCAGTTAGCAAAAGAAAAAGCACAAAAAGAAAAAGAACGAGAGGAGATGATTAACGCTTTTTTAGCGAAACGGGCTGCACAGATTGATGCAGAAACGGCCAAAGAGGATGCGAGGCTCAAGATTATGGATGACCTCCTTCAAGAGCGCACTGAGCATTATGAAAAAGAGCTGGAGAAAGCCACAAGCATCGCAGAAGCATTTGCCACTGCTGCCACTGAGTCTGACAATTTTACAAAAGCGATCATCAATGGAACAATCGCAGCGACCAAAGCCACCGCCGAGCTCGTCGTCGATATGCTCAGAAAAATAATCATGACAAAAGCCATTGAGGGTGCGGTTGGTGCAGCAAGCTCAGTCTCAGCTTTGGGACCTATAGCAATGGGTGCCGCTGGTCTTGCAGCTCTTGGAGTGGCTCAAGGCTTTATCAACCAGATACCCAAGTTTGCCGAGGGTGGTATGGTGCGCGGTGGTGTCCAGGGTCAAGACTCGGTGCCCGCTCTCTTGATGCCCGGTGAGTACGTCATGAACGTCAACCAGGTCGAAGCAATGCGGCAGATGTTCTCCAATATGGATGGAGTGAACAGCTCAGGAAGGTTCGCCAACGGTGGCACCGTTGGGCCAGCTCCATCGCTTGGAGGCGTCAACATCACGATCAAATCAGATGCGCTACCAAATAGAGCCGAGGTGACTAAGTACGTTAGAAACTCAATCGTGCCAGCACTTCGTGATCTTCGAGCGCAGGGAGTACGGGTATGAGCGTATCACTGGCAGACATGGCGACATGGGAGCAAACCGCATACGATGCCGACAAGCCGATGATGGTGGCAACCAATAACTCGGACAAGATCACCAAAGCATCAAGCGGTTGGTTTGATGCATATAATGGCGCGACTGATGACACTGATGAGAGCGTGATAAGCAATGCCCGCGTGAGAGCCTATGACCGCATTGGAGCGCTCACGGTAGCATCGGACACCGCACGCACGTCGCCAGCATTCCGCTTTGCCTTTGGCTCTGATGTCACTTTTGACACGGTGGTAATCATGGGCCACAACTTCGGCGATGTTACCAACAGCGGCTCAGACATCACCGTTGATCTAGTCGCTACCGGTGCAGCGACTACCACAACAATCTCAGACACCATCACCGTTGCATCAGGTGACAACTCGCGGCTTGTCTTCACCTTCCTCTATGACACCAGCGGCGCAAAGCCGAGCCATCCGCAGCGCGTGACACTTGGCACCAGCAATCGCAAGCTCAACATCAGGTTGCAAAACGTGAGCGGGTCCACCAGCACCAAGCCCGCCATCGGTGAGGTATGGGTTGGCCAGCGTCGTCAGCTTATGCACAATCCCAATCTTCCTTTCGATGACAAAAGTGAGACCGGGCTTGTCAGTGACTTCGCAAGTAAGAGCGGATTGACGCAGCGTTATACTTCTCACCGAGGCAAAGCGCTCAGAACCATCAACAAGAGCGTCACCGACTCCAATGAGCTGGCAGCGATTGAGGCGGCTTTTGATGATTCTGATGACTTCACCAAGCCAATCGTCTGGATTGAGAACCCGTCCAATGCTTCGCCAGATGCTTACTTGATGCTTGCAGAGTCGCCAACGTTATCGCTGCCACTACAGGGACCGATTGAGCGCGTCTTTGGCACGTCACTCATTGAGCAGCCACCATTTAAGAGCTCAGGAACTTAAGCCAATGGTCTTGTCACTCTCTGCTTCGTTTCGAGATGCTGCAACGCAGGGCGGTCAGACGCCGGTGCTGGTCGTTGACTTCGATCTTGATGCCAATCCTATCGGCACATACCGCATTCACAACTTCGGCGGCATGTTGAGCGGTTTGAGTGAGTCCAATAACGCCATCTTGAGCAGCGTGACCAATCTTTCTCACACTGTTGACCCTATCACTCGCGAAGTGCGCCAGGGTGAGATGTCTTTGGAGATAGTCGATGAGGGTACAATCAGAGCTTGGGCGAATGCTCACAAGTTCTTTGACAAGCGCATCTATATCAAGCTTGGCTTCGATGGCATGGCTATCGGTGACTACCTCACCATCTTTGTTGGTCGTGTTGTTGAGATGCTGCCAGGCTTTGGCAAAATCGTCTTAAAGCTCAAAGATGACACATCTTTGACAGGTAGGCGCAAGTTCGGTGGTCAGTACATCAACAAGCATCCGCTCGAGGTAATCAAGCAGCTCATCGAGTATGGTGCTAGCACCACAAGCGTCACGGCTTCAGACTTCGATCCAGCCAATTACACGAGCACGATCTCACACTACGCGATGACCGATGTTAAAACGCGCACTGAAAAGGAATACTTTCAGAGCCGAGCTGACCACCATGAGCAAGCTGGTGAAGGTGGGCTCACCCCCGTCGGTGGTATGCTCTATGGTCGCAATGCTGATGTTGGTGGCTTGGCTCCATCACTCGAAGAGCCGCTTGTTCAGGTGCTTCCTCTAGTCAATGAGATCGCCATGTTCCTCGGTGCGACCATCTACGTTGATGAGTCGGGCTCGGTGCGGTGCAAAGTGTACGATTCTGGCGCTTCATCAGTCAGAACGCTCACCGCTGACGATTATGACGAGATGAACCAGGTCAACGCCTATGGTGGGATGGTCAATCGAGTCGTTGTTGAGATTGGACAATCAGAGCAGGGTGCGGTGTTTATTCGTGAAGACGCCACCAGCAAGGCGGCATTCGGTGAGCATGAGCTCAAAGTCAAGTGCAGCAACCTCGCATCAGTGGCTTATGAGACCAAAAAATTCTCACTCACCAGCGTCAGCCCGGTGACTTACGATGTCTTTGCGGATGGTGGCTCAATCAGTGGCTTCGCAGGCACTAGAGGCACGGTGGCAAGGGTCACGTCTCCAACAGATGGCTTCTTACATACCGCAGCCACTGGTGCGACTCTATCAGTATCACGGCCAGGTTACTTCTTAATCATTCCTCTTGAGACCGCCAATCATTTCTACTTTGGCAAAGCAACGTCGCTTACTATCAACTACGAGTCGCCCGGCGTGATGGCTCATACCGCGTATTACCAACAGCGCGATGATGATGGTGATTATGTCTCAGGCAGCAGCGTCAAGACTCTCAACAGCGTCAACTTCTCGATGGAGGAGCTCCATAGCAATCAATTCGAGTCTCAAGATATCGAAGATCCAGACCGAGCCAATGCCTTGGAAATTATCGATGTAACCATCGTGCGCAACTGGGCAGATAGCATCCTGACTCGGTTCGCCAATGGCTCAATTGAGGTCGAGTTCAGAACATCGCTGCGTCATATAGACTTGGAGCTGGGCGATATAATCGAGATTGATACTGACAACCTGTTGCTCGATGGTGCTGACTTCAATGATTCGTCTGTTTCAATCACTGCAAAGTTCGAGATCGTGGGCAAAGAGCTCGACATCACGAGCGACGTGCCAAGCGTCAAGTTTGTCGCTTGTCAGTCTTCCATCTCAACCACGCCATCACTCTCAATTGATGACGTAATCAACCGCCCAACGGTCACGGCGACGCCGATTGGTCTGCGACCGGGCTTGTCACCGATAGGTGTGGGCTCAGTTATGCAAGGTATGGATGTCTCGGTGGCTTCTGGTCTTGATTTAAACATCAGCCCAGGCGTCTTAATCAGAGGCGATGGGCGCATCATGTCCAGAGCAGCCTATGAGGGCGTAGGCGTGCCGGATGATATCGAGGTTGACCTTGGTATTGATGCAAGCAATGGCGCTTGTGTGGTGGCTCAGAGGACCGCCACAAGCACATCTAGAGTCAAGACCATCCGCTTGATCGAGGCATCGAGCGGCGCGATTGCGAGCAACATAGACCGCAGAGTGCTCGGCGGCGCTATAGGGCCAAAGAACTTGAGCCCAACTTTGAGAGATGGCTTCAATCTTTTGCGTAACGGTGGCTTTGAGTCATGGACCCATGGCGATGCGTTCTTGCCTGATACCTGGGCGATGGTGGCTGGTGATTGGAACACCGATGCCAAGCGCTCTGAGATTCAAGCAGAAGGTCTGTACTCGGTGGCTCTACAGATAACGACGGCAAATGTAGGTTTGACCTCTGAGTACATCCCAGTACGTGAGGGCGAGGTCTACTTGATCTCTGCATCGATGAAAGCAGCGGCAGCGGGTAATACCTCAAGAATCGTTGTGAAGTTCTTCAGCGCAGGAAAGTCAACCATCTCAACCGTCACGGTTCAGAGCGCAGCAATCACAACATCGTGGGCGAGAATCGGTGGAGCAGTGGCAGCACCAACGAACGCTCGCTATGCCACAGTAATTGTCGAGCGCACCGCAGGGACCAAGCTTCAGTACATCGATGACGTGAAGATGGAAGTGGGCTCACCGATGTTCTCCGCCAAAGTGGGCTCAATTCAGACGCTCAACGCAAACCCTATCACGCTCGCTTATGACACTGAGCTCACCGATGTTGGCGGCTGGTATGACAACGGTCTTTACAAAGCGACAGCGCCAAGCTCTGGCACTTATGAAGTCGATATCACGGCGGTGATCTACTATAGTGGCACCGGTTCAAAAGATACCGTCCAAGTGCATCTCTACAAGAATGGCGTGAGCTTGGTGGACATCGCACACTTCGAGATTGATACACATACATCAGTCACTCACCCCTACGTTTCAACGCTCTCAACGCTCGTCAGTGCTAACGCTGGCGATGCGTTCACGGTCGTTATGACAGGCAACACAAACAACTCAGGGCGCTTGGCGAACTATGGCTCAGTTTTCTCAATGAAACTGATTCGGTGAGGCATAGACAGGGGGATCTTTTGTGCTACGATTGAGGTGAGCGTCGATGACGGTTTGATCCCCCCGTCGGAGCAGCCTTGATCGTAGC